TGAAAAAATATCCAAACGTTTTAGTTCAGGATCGTGGAGTCACTGGAAGGAATGAACCGAAAGTAGAAGTTAGAAAAACTATCAGTCGTGGTGAGACTAAAGTTTATTATAACAACCGTGCTGGATCAATTCCAGATAACGTAATCCCTTTGAAGTCTCTCGAAGAAACGCATGATGTAATTTGCCACAAACCCTTTGATGTAATCTATCTAGATTGGGATGGAACTTGGAGAATTTGCTGTAATGACTGGGGAAATCCGTTAGAGAATAATTTCGGTGAAGACTTTGGTAATATTCAAGACATCAGCATTTCAGATCACATGTGGCGTAACCCTAAAATGAATGAATATCGATGGAGACTCTTAAAAGGAGACAGGTCTCTGACCCCTTGCGATAAGTGTAACGCAGTACCCCCGCCTGAATATATCGAACCGTTTACCCAACGATTCAATGAGATCTTAGACCTCAAACCTATATGGAAACCAGAACACTTAGATTAAAAAGCTCTAAGCATATTCCAAAATAATCTAAAAAAAGTGTTGACGAAACATAAAAAATTTAGTAAAATATGTTTTTAATTAATGAGAAATGGAGTGACAAATGTCCCATAATGTAGAAACAATGGCGTATGCGGGTGAGGTTCCTTGGCACGGACTCGGTGAGAAAGTGTCTGCCGATCTTGCTCCCATGCAGATGATGCAGAAAGCAGGAGTTGACTGGAAAGTAACCAAAGTTCCAACCGTTGCTATCTATGACGGTGAGATGATCCAGACTGGTACTCAGGCTTTGATTCGTGAATCTGACAACACGATCCTCGCACCTTCTGTAGGTGAGAACTGGGAACCCATTCAGAACGATGAAGCATTTAACTTCTTCAACGAGTTCTGCCTTGCTGGTGACATGGAAATGCACACTGCAGGTTCTTTGCAGGGTGGCAAGATCGTCTGGGTACTTGCGAAGATCAAGGAGTCTTTCGATGTCCTTGGTAAGGATCAGGTTGACAACTACATGCTGTTCAGCAACCCACATATCTATGGTAAGTCTGCGAACATTCGTATGACTCCAGTGCGAGTTGTCTGCAACAACACACTCAACATGTCTATGAACATGGAGTCTGTTAACGAAGCAGTTGTTAACCATCGTCGAGTGTTCAACCCTGAAGCAGTAAAAGAAACGCTTGGTATTGCTCACGAGAAGTTCGAGCAGTATAAAGATGCAGCAAACTTCCTTGCGACTAAGCGATACACGCAAGACAATCTGATCACGTTCTTGAACAACGTGTTCCCCGCTGCTAACACCAAGCGAAAAGTTGTGACTGAGCAGAAAGATTTGTCTACCACTGCGAAGCGAACCCTTGAGGTTATCGATACGCAACCCGGAGCAGAGTTGTTCCCCGGCACGTGGTGGAACGCACTGAACGCAGTCACCTATATGACTGACCACCAGTTGGGACGTTCATCAGACGCTCGTATGACCAGTGCATGGTTCGGTGCGAACCAAGCAAAGAAGTTACGAGCAATCAATTCAGCAGTAGAATTTGCGGAGGCAGCGTAATGTACGCATCACATAAAGAAATCCCGGCAAACTATAAGAAACTCATCAAAGAACAGACCCTCGAAATGAGGGTCAAAGATGTCCCTCTTGCAGTTTGTAACGAGATCGTTCGAGAACACCTCGAACAAGAAGAAAATCTCTTCGAAGAGTTCACTCGATTCACCATCGAAGCAATCAAAGATGGTGAGCGAATCGAGATGACAGCATCGTCTGTAGATGATGCGGATGACCTGATGGACGAGATCATCGAGCACGGTGATCGTCCTGATGTGACCATGGTCTTGCGTCAGAATGATCGCCTGATCCGTGGGTATATCAATGGTCGTGTAATCTATCCATCATCATACGAGGGCAAGATCAATGTTAGCAAGAGATAGGTACCATTTAGGTAAGATAGTCATCTTCTGCATCTTCATGCTCTGCGGGGTTGATGTGGCAGCAGACCCCAAGACCATCGGACCAAAGTGTGAGTATGTGACCACTACCATCGAGAAGGATGGTAAGATCATCTCGAAGGAAAAGGTCGAGGTCTGTGAAGAGACAGTGATAGAAGGCGACAAACAGATGGATCCTGAATTAAAGTCTGCGATCATACAGGTAGCAACCTACTCGACTCTGATCGCAATTCTTTCCAAACTAGACTAGGAAATGTTATGAAAACATTATTAATTATGGCGTTAATTTTATTAACGGGTTGCGCGAGCAACTATAAAGTGAAACAAGAATCGACAGAGAAGAATGTTCTCAGCACGGTTCCCGGATGGTTCATCGACGAACAGAAAAAGACTGAGGGTCTACTGTTCAAGAAACGGAACGGGTACATTTTTGGTGTCGGTTCTGCAGTGTCTGCTAGTTTGCAGATCGCAATCGACAAGGCAACGATGCAGGCAAAAGCAGATCTTGCTGATCAGGTTCGCTCGTATGTGAACAAGACCACGGAGTATGCTGCGCAAGAACAGGGGTCAGAAACATCTGCCTCTCTGGTCACAGAGACTGGTTCTCTGGTGACAAACAAGGTGTCCAACATCAATATCTCAGGTTATGAGATGTGGAAGCAGGAAGTGTTTGTGACTCAGGCACAGCAATACCGCGTGTATGTTGGTTTAAAGTGGACTCGGGGTGAAGATAACTCTCTCAATGACTTGATCCCCGAAGACTTGCTAGGGATTCGTTCTCCTGCCCCGGCAAGCGAAGTAGTGGAGATAGTTGAGGTTTTTAATTAAACTTCCATTATATCTCCACTTTTTGGGTCGCGGTAAGTCGTTGATTTTATTAGGGTTTTTTGCTTTCGTTTTCCCCTTTAAAATCAATGACTTACCGCTTGACTCTTGCCTCCAAATTTGCGATAATTACCTTGTAACTGAGGAGATGACATGATCAATTTGCACTTTCACGGACGCATCAAGAATCGCAAAGCATACGAGCAGTTTGCTGAAGAGGTGATTGCTGAGTTGTTTCCACGTGAGTTCACCAAGCGTGAGATCGATATCCACATCAAGTTTGCAATTGCTTGTGGACAGGGTGTGTTCGGGTACGCTTATCAGGGTGACCACGAAGACGAGTTCATTGTCGAGGTAGGCAAGATTGTCATTGACGGTGAGTTTCGTCAGCAGACTCCTCGTGAGATCGCAGCGACGATTGCTCACGAGTTGACCCACGTTCGACAGTATGTTCGACGTGAGTTAAACGCAACGATGACCCGGTGGAAGGGTCAGAAGGTTCCCTATGGTCCCCGTGGTGGTCTTAAGATCAAGTATCGCCAGCAACCATGGGAACAGGAAGCATTTGAGATGGAAGAATTTTTAACGGAGTTGTTATGGGCGCACTAGTAGAACACGCCAAAGTCTGGGGTGCAATGAAGCACGTTGGACAAACCCGGAAGTATACCGGAGAACCTTACTTCACGCATTGTGAGGCAGTCGCAGAGCGTGTACAGGACTTCTACAAGACCATGCTTAACACGGAGGCACCAGACGAAGTCGTTGCTGCAGCACTCCTTCATGACGTTGTAGAGGACACTGACGCTACGTTTGAGGAACTGATTGAGATCGCTGGCGAGGAAGTCGCTAGATATGTTTATTTCCTCACAAAACCACCTGCTTACGCTGGTAACAGAAGTGTTAGGAAAGAAATCTACAACGGCAAGTTGGCACTGGCACCAATTCCTGTCAAAGTGATTAAGTTCTGTGATATGTACCACAATCACGGCAGCATTATGGAACACGATCCTCAGTTCTGGGTCAACTGGAGACAGGAAACTACGCGAGCAATTACTGCAATGGGAATTGCGTTTACACACAATGGTGCTTTGCTAGAGTGGGCACCAGAGTTTGTAACAAACCTTAGCAGGGGTGGGTGAGTGGTTAAAACCATCAGACTGTAAATCTGACGCGAGAGCTACGTTGGTTCGAATCCAACCCCCTGCACCATGTGCACGAGTATCCCGTTCGACTCTGACAGCGGGTGAGGGAAGTCTGACAGGCGCAACCCAATACAACCACAGGGCACTCTGACGAGAGGTATGCCAAGTCTGTCATCTCGGGGTGTAGCTCAGTCTGGTAGAGCACTCGCTTTGGGAGCGAGGGGTTTCGGGGGTTCGAATCCCTCCACCCCGACCAAACTTTTAGTTATATGCTTATTCCAAAATAATCTAAAAAAACTGTTGACAATGTTCTCAAAACATGCGATAATTACTTTGTAATTAAGGAAATGAAGGAGATTGATTTGGGAATTTTAGTTGATATGATCACTGGTGAGTTTGTTGATACTGGTGACATTGGCAATCTTTGTGAGTATGTAAATGCACTTAATGAGATGGGGGTTGAACACAACCTTCGTGTTTTCCTTGAAGATGATGCTTTTGCGGAGGTTGCGTAATGATTACTAACTTTATCGCTCTGCGTAAGAATCCCGCATTCCGGGAGTTCCGAAACTATGTCTTGTCTTTCTATGGTTATGATGGTCTCTATCCGATTGCAGGGTTGAACGTTGAGAAAGTCGAAGTTGCCATCGTGGACTATATCAAGATGTGCAGTGACCCTCAAAACTTCTTCGAGTGGGGCGATGGGGACTCTGTTGACCGTGAACGTGTTCGTGATATACTGGAGGCAGCGTAATGGAAATTCTAAACTACGAAATTGGTAAGATTGTTCAAGAGTATGGTGATGCAGGTTATCCCGGCTTTCCCGCTAACTTTGAGTTTGTTCAGCGATTGACTGAGGAAGGTTTCACCGTCGAACAGGCAGTTGAGATCTTAGAAGAAGCACGAGAAATTGATAATGAGGAGATTTTATAATGGATGGTAATGATTTTTTTGACTACTTTGTTCAACCGTTGTTGGATATGAACAACCTTGACCTTGGTGCTCTTGCTGACCACACCTTACCGGATGGTTGGTACCTGACCCAAGATGGACGCGACGATGTCGCAGACAAAGTTGGATTGGCAATTCACGATGCGTATTTCGATACGGGTGCTGCCGATACTTGGGGTCCTGCTACGTTCTTTGATTGGTACGTTGATAACGTTCTAAAATTAGCAAAGGTTCCTAACATGGATGTGGTCCACTAAGTGTACGTTTGTGTGTGCAATGCTATCACTGAAAAGATGCTTGACGACAACCACTTTCTATTAGAAAAGGTTGGATCTCAATGTGGTAAGTGTCTTGAAGGTGGACATATACGAGATGGTCACAGAGTAACTTATCTAAAAGGAACCGATGAAGAAGATAGAAGTAATCGCAAATAATTGTTTACATTATTTGACTGAAGACCAAATTCTTGCTAAAATAAAAGAGTTGGGTATTGATCCCAACGATGAGGTAAACGAAGGTGATAAAGTTCGATTTGGACATATGACCTTCCTCGCATACGACATGGGTGGCGCGGGACGTAAATTGCTAACGACTGCAGAGGACCAACCCACCCAAGTTGTTTGTCCCACTTGTAATGGAGAAGGAGTTGTAAATGCCTAAAGAAGGTTTAGTTGTTGTTGATCGTGTTGCTTGTCCTGATGATATCTCAGTCTCAGTGCATCCCGCAGACGGTGATCTTTTGACGATCTGGGATGAGATTCGACGAGATTCCGTAGCGATTGCTTCGTGTGAGGAATCTCTTGGAAAAAAGTGCTTTGTTGATATGGGTCGAACCACAGAAGGTTATCCTATTGCTGAAATCTACCGTGAAGGTACTTTGTTTCGACAGATTTTTGCTACCATGGACCTAAATAATGGTAACCATGAAAGATTAGATCACGATGCTTTTTAGTCCCTTAGAAATAACTCTTTTGATTCTTCTGCCCACTGCCATTGCTTGGTATATGGGCAGAGAAGCAGGAGCAAGAGACGTTTTGAATTCTATGAAAGTAGCGTTCGAAGAAATGCCAGATTTTGAGGTCATTGTAAAGGACGATGAAAATGAAGTTTGATTTTGATGATATGTATCACCAGTATGGTGAAATTATGCTGACTCCTGCATTGTTGTATGCTAGGGAAGATTATTATCGCTGTATTAGTTTCACCTTCTTAAGGTGGCGATGGAGCGTTGAATGGAAAAGTTTGTAGAACCGTGGGAGTACTATGTCTTCGACGATTTTTTTGGTGCTAGAGATTTAGCACTCTTCAAAGACATCTTATATTTTTTCCCTAAGTGCACTACCGAAGGTGAACGTTGTCGTGTTCCCATCGGTAAAGCATTTTCGTATGAAGATTCCCCTGCGGAACACACGTTTCCTGAACTGCGACAGTTATTATCAAACAAAGTTAAACAGAATCTCAACACATACGATGAGTTTGCTGATCTGCATAATAAAAAAGTTTTTGTTGAGTATCAGTCATTAGGCAAAAACTTTGAGTGGGAGGTCCACAAAGACACCCCTTCCAAATTCTTTTCTCTTGTGTTATACTTGGAACCAGAGTACGGTAGTTGTGGGACAAGAATCTATGACGGTGAAAAATTTGTGAGAGAAATAGAATGGAAACAGAATCGTGCCGTTGGTTTTTATAATAAGGCACACCATCTACACGACTTTTATTCTAACGTTGACGAAAGAATCACATTGAATTTTGTGTTTTTACAAAACGGAATTAGTGCATGACAGTACGTTCACCTTGCATCGGAGTCTGCGTCCTTGATCCTACTTGGAATCAGTTCTGCATCGGATGCAAAAGAATGCTTATTGAAATTGAAGACTGGGCGTATTATACTGACAAACAGAAGCAAGATATTATTGACAGAATAGAATCACTAAAACAAGAGGATCCCGCAGACTACCCTAAATACTAATATGGGCGCACTATCTAACAGAGAGATCTTAAAATCCGCAAGTTCTGGACCCTATGCAGGGAACGAACGTGAGGATATTTTTGCACTTAAAATTCGTGATGGTAAGAAGTTTGTTCTGGGAAAAACAAAAAACGGAGAGGAGGTTGAAGGTGTCGCTTACGACAAGAAAACTAAACTCTTCACCTATAAAACCAAAAAAGGTTTAGAAACTGTTCCACTGACTAAGATCTTTAAGGACAAAGATTTTGGTGGTGGTTCTGGTTCAGGTGGTGGTGCAGAAGACACCAAGTACACAGAATCTCTTCAGTGCTATTACTGCTCATACGTATTCAACGTTGCAAAAAAGAAAGTCAAGTCTATCTCAGACAAAGAATTAGAAAGTGCTACTGATTGGGTAGATGCTACGGTTAGCTTAGCAGACGGTTTAAAGAACGGACCAAAAATTTGGATCGAAACAGATGTATATCTGAAAACCGCCAACAAACTCTGGGAACAATACGGACGCAAGATGACCAAGAACGGTAAGGTTTACTTTCACCGTGGGTCTAAGTTTATGAACAACGTTTATGCCGCCAAGAAAACGGTGCAGAAACTTGATCGAAAGCAGGAAAAACCTCAAGCACCCGGATCTTTCTCCGAAGACAAGTGGAACCCCGGTGACATTTGGGCATCTACTTTCGACAAAAATGAGAAACCTCTCGAAAATTTCACCTCCAGTTGGGGAGAACTCAACGCCGAAGTTTATCGACTCGCTCAGTCTGGAGAACTGCTTGGAATATCTCTCAAGAAAGTTGGTGCCAAGGCAACCCAAGCAACCTATACTGAATACAACGCACCTAAACTGACTGAACGGAAACAGAAATACACTCTTACGTATTTTACCTACGGTAGGACAGGAGACTTCTTTAGTTCCCAAGACATCTATCTCACCACCAGTGAAGGACAGGTTCAGTTCCGAACCTTTGGTGGCGAAACGTCATGGCAGGGAGAGATCAAAGGAGGCGAAGCTGCCGGGGGTAAGATCGGTGGTGGTAACGTAGAGTTTTATTGTCAAGAAGTGTTTGGAAAAGGAATTTACGGACCTTATGACAACGAGAAATCCTACCTTTCTCTCATTAAGTCAATGGAAAGGCAAGGTACTTTTGAAAAAGATTTATATAAGCAATATAAAAAACACAACGCCAAATCTATGCCTAGTGTAGATTTGTTGTCCGAAGGAGATTTTGTTGCTAGAGTCAAAGCAGCAACATACAACTGGAAGAACAGTAAAAAACTTTGTATGAATTTTCTTGACGTTTTGGAAGACGGTAGTGTAAAAGAGAAAAATGAATTCACAACTAAAATGTTTCGATATGCGCAATCTAACGCAGACCAGTCGAGTTACTTCGTAAAAATATCGTAATCGTATAAATAGTATGACATACTTTTGAGTTTTAAAAATGTTATCATTCGCAGACACATTAACAGAACAAAAGAATACGCACATGACTCACATCGAGGACAAGGTGCTGTATGGTGGTGTTAATGGTACTCGCCAAGCAATCTTTGCCTTGCGAGATATGCGAGACATGCTTGCTGGAAAAAAAGATGGTAAAGTATCAGTCAAATGGGATGGAGCACCAGCAATCTTTGCTGGGACTGATCCAAGGGACGGGCAGTTCTTTGTTGCTAAGAAGGGAATCTTCAACAAAAATCCCAAGGTCTATAAGACCCCCGCAGAGATCGACGCAGACACGTCTGGTGATCTTTCTTCCAAACTTAAAGACGCTCTGAAGTACCTACCTGCTTTGGGTATCAAAGGGGTTATTCAGGGCGACTTTTTGTTTGGTCGTGGGGATCTATCCAGTGAAACCATTGATGGTAAAAAATACACAACCTTTCACCCTAACACAATCGTCTACGCAGTGCCCGAAGAACAGGCAGCACCTGTCAAACGTGCCAAGATCGGTATCGTATGGCACACTACATATACAGGCAGCACGTTCGAAACCATGCGAGCATCATATGGAGTCAATGTTGCCGGACTTAACAAATCAAACAATGTGTGGTCGCAAGACGCATTTTTACGAGATGTGACTAATGCTACTATGACAAAAAGGGAAACAGAAGATGTTAATGAAACTCTTACGGAAATTGGAAAACTCTTTAATCGCATCTCAGGTAGCACGTTACGACAACTGGAGTCAAATTCTGAACTCGCCCAACACATTGAAACCTACAACAACACCTTTGTCAGAAAAGGACAGGTCATCGGAAATGAAGTCGCACACACTGAAAAACTCATTCGATGGATCCACGGAAAGTACGGCAAAGAAATAGCAAAACGCAAAACTGCTGCAGGAAAAGCAACCCAACGAGATAAGCGAAACCAACTCCTTTCGTTTTTCTCGCTTAAGAATAAAGTGAATCTAATAGAAATGTTTCGATTACAAAAATTAATCGTAGTTGCGAAATTAAAACTTATAAATAAACTTAATCGATTGCAAAGTATCGATTCTTTCGTGAAAACCAAAAAAGGGTTTAAAGTAACGGGAGCAGAAGGATACGTTGCAATTGACAGACTTGGTGGTGACGCTGTGAAACTTGTTGATCGTATGGAATTTTCATACAACAACTTTTCACCTGATATTTTGAAGGGATGGGATAAACCTAGTAGGAGTTAAAAATGTTGTCGTTTAAAGACTTCATGACGGTAGAGTACAAACCGGGAATGCCCGAACTTGTGAACTATGCCGCACACAAAAGACATCGTGGTCGTATCGGTGAGGAAGTCACCGATGAAGCACTCGACTTTCAGCAAAGACGTGCTAAATCACGTGCGATGAAAAAGAATAAAGCAAAGATTGCCATGGGTCGTAGACGTTCTGCGAAAAGAATGGCAAACACAGAGCGTCTTCAGAAACGAGCAAATCGTGCTGCTCGCGGAGTTCTCTTCAAAAAATACGCAAAAGGAAAGTCGAAGGACGAATTGCCTTTTGCTCGTCGGCAAGAAATAGAAAAGAAATTAGATAAGATGAAAGGCAGACTTTCGAAGATTGCCCGTAAACTTATGCCCGATATTCGTAAGAAAGAGAAAGAAAGAAGATCAGCATGATACCTTCGTTTAAACAGTATCTCGTTGAGGAAGAACGCGAGATATTTTTTACATTTGGACGCATGAACCCACCAACTATCGGACACGGTAAGTTGATGGATGTTCTGTCCCGAAAAGCAGGACGTAACCCTTACAAGGTGTACCTGTCCCAGTCTTCAGATCCGAAGAAGAACCCACTGACCTACGAGAAAAAGGTGAAGCATGCTCGAAAAATGTTTCCAAAACATGCTCGTAATATTCTAATCAGCAAGAACGTTAAGACTGTTTTCGATGCAGCAACGGGTCTTTTCGAACAGGGATATAAGCGCGTCACTATGGTAGTGGGTGCTGATCGTATCACTGAGTTCGAGACTCTGCTCAACAAGTACAACGGTGTCAAAGGCAGACATGGGTTCTATAACTTCGAGAAGATCTCTATTGTCTCCGCTGGTGCGCGTGATCCTGATGCCGAAGGTGTCGAAGGGATGAGTGCCAGCAAACAACGCCAGAATGCTGCCAATAATGATTTCACAACATTTTCACAAGGTGTTCCTCAGAAAATGTCTAATAACGATGCTCGCAAACTTTTTAACGATATTCGAGTAGGCATGGGACTGAAAGAAGCAAAATCGTTTAAGCAACACGTTGACTTAGGAACTGTTAGTGAGGCACGTGAAAAATACATTAATGGAGAACTTTTCGAACCCGGTGATCGAGTTACTGTATTAGAATCAGATAAGAGCGGATACATCTACCGCTTGGGTTCCAATTATGTTATTGTAGCATTAGATGAAGGAAGAATCACTCGTCAATGGTTGGAAGGAATAATCCACGAAAAATCTGAAAAGAGTACGGATCGCTGGTATAAAGATCAACCTGAATGGGGAACACCAGAAGCAACTAAGCATGCTGAACGTCATCACAAAAAGATGGAACGTGAAAACGTAGACCCTGTTAAAGCAGTAAAAGACAAAATTAACAGAGAAAAAGAAGTAGATAAACGCAAGTACGATCAAATGTTAGATCGTGCTCGTATTGCTCGTGCGCGAGCAAAAAATATAAAAACTGACCCCACTGCAAAAAAAGAATCTACTAAAAACCCCGTTGCCAAGTTTGCTCATAAATTCAACAAGGCAAAAGTAGAACCAGATAAGAAGAAGGAAGCGAAGAAGGGTTATACTAAACACAAGAAAAATTATAAATAAATACTATGAAATCATTTAAAGAAGCAACAGTAAAAGTCCCCATGGGGAAGTTTAAAAACCTAGCAAAGACTATTGCTGTTGGAACCATTGAAAAGTCTTCGGAAAAGAAAGTAATGGGGTATCTTCAAGCAATGGGTAAAAAGGTACGATTGGAAAGAGATCCCAATTCTAGATCCGGTTTTCGGGTTGTGATTGAAAAGTCTGTTTCTAAGAGTCAACAAAGATTCATGGGTATGGTGCGAGCGGTACAGAAAGGCGATATGAAAGCACCGTCACCAGAAGTTGCGAAAGCAGCAAAGAGCATGAAAAAGAAAGATGTTAAGGATTTTGCGTCAACTAAACATAAAGGACTACCAGAGATGAAAACATTTAGAGAAATGCGCGAAGGTGCAATGTCAAAGGATAAAGAGAAACACGATACTGGTGGTTTTCGCATTTCTAATGCTGATGCCAAAGCAGCACGTGATCGTCTTGCCGCAAAGCGAAAGCAGAAAGCACAAAAGTCTGCTTCACAGAACAAGTCTTTTAGTAACGTAAGAGATCGCATGTAATGAAATCGTTTTTTGACCTAAGAGAAAACAAGCAGATAACCGAAGCGGTTAAGGTATCTCGTAAAGACTTTGACAAGTTGAAGAAAGGTTCCATGATCACAATTGATTATGGTTCATCTGTTAGTCGTAGCAATAAACGTAC